CGCGAACTGTTTGCGGGCCTCTTGGACGACGATGCGCCAAGGGGCCCGCGTCTGCTATTTACAAAAGCTCGGCCTTGATGGTGGGACTTTCTGCGAGCTGCTCGGCTGCCTTTTCTTCGGAGCTGTCGAGCGCGGCTAAGCTGCGGTAGACCCACTCGTTGACCTGGGTGTTCTTGACGCCTGCGGTCTGCATAAGGGCGCCTACCTCGCGGATTGCTGCGAGCAGATCGGCCTTGGGACCCGCGAGCTCGACCTCGATGCCGTGGTAGGCGGCCACGCCGCGGTTCTCACTCACGTGGTCGATAAAGCCCTCGACGGTCTCAAGCTGCTGGGCGAGAGCTGCATCATCGTCAGCGTCCAGCGCGACGAGTGCGTTCGATACCGTGAGGGCAGGATGTCCGCAGGGGACAAAGCCTTCGATGACATCCATAGCTTCGGTAATGGTTGAGCCCAGGCCTGCGAGGGCATTGACGAGTTGCTGCTTGGTATCCATAACGGTCCTTTCGACGGGTCAATTCTGCTTGGCGAAAATATACGTGACGCGATCGGTAGCAAAAGTGCGAAGTGCGGCGCACATTGGGGTCTTCACAGCTCGTGCATAGAACAGCTGTCCGCTTTCGGAACGTGGTAAGATAACACTCCACAAGCGGGGCTTGCCCCGCATGTTCCTTGAAAAGTCGACGGGTGTTGGGTGCTCGTACCCAATGCCATCCAGACTTTCCCGACATTCGGGGGCGACTGGTTTCGACACGATAGCTCTGAGAGAGGAAGCAAGCCGAGGTCTCCTCGCCTCGTTAAACAGGGGTACCGTCAAATTGAATTGACAACAACACTTCTTATGAGCCCATGGCTCTCGCTGCTTAATTTATAGCTGGCGCGTCAACCCGGTGATTTCCCCGACACCGGTGCGACGTCATTTTAGGGGAATGCTCCCGCGCACGTAACCGGTATGGCGCGGGCTAAGACCGAACCGGTTGGGATGCTGCGAGCGTGTCGCTGCGCGCAACGCGTCCAAGATTAAATCAGCGACTGAGCTTGGAGATGCCGATCAGGGGGCTTTCGTGGACCGGAGTTCGATTCTCCGCACCTCCACCATAAGAGAATTGGTCGAACACCTTTGGTAGCAAGGGTGTTCGGCCTTTTTCTGTTTTGGCGTGAAATCATCCGGCAGTTCGTCAAACATGAAGTAGACGGTTACATCTTTGCCGTCTATCTCAACGAATCGGACAAACTCATTGAGGATTTCCAAAGGCGTTGTGTCGTTAGCGAGATCATCAAGCCACAAAAGCACATCGCCGACCGATGGTTCTAGCGCTTCCGATTGCTCAGCAACGCGCAAGCGGGCTTCTAATTCCGCTCTCTGGCGCTTCAGCTCGGTTGTGCGCTCTCTGCCACCTGGCGGTGCTATGCCGTCTTCTATCGCTTGCCAGATGCGTTCAAATGCCGTATCTATACGCCGAATCTCTTTCTTTATGAAGTAGCTTTCGGGCTTTTCTTCGGTCACCCGCTCAGCTTCGTAGCCAGCAAGCGTCTTTGCAATTCGTTTTCTCACGTCTGTTTGCTTTACGGCTTCATAAGTCATATCGACCACTGCATCTTCTATCAAGTCTCGGCGAACCGTCCTGCGGCATTTTCGGCACTTGTAATAGTGATAGGCAGAGCCATTCTTAGAGGTTCCGCTTGTTCCTGCCATTGGCATACCGCATCGAGCGCAATAGAGCTTTCCACTAAGCGGGAACTCTAATGCGCTATCAATCTTCCTTCGTGGGCGGTGACGGTCGCCAAGGATGCTGTTTATCATGTCCTGTTCTGCTTGTGACCATAGGGCGGGCATGCCGTCTTCTACCTCATGCCCTGCGTACTTGTAGACACCTGCGTTCTGCACGCGCTTTAGAAGCTTCGTGACGGTATCCTGATTGAACTTAGCGCCGCGCTTGCTGCGCTCACCGTCAACGGCGCGCACGATCTCTGCGACTGAGTTACCGCTAAACAAAAGATTCTTCATGCGCCTAAGCACTGCTGCTTCTCGTTCGTTGATGGCGTAGCGTCCTTCTACGATATCCCATCCATAGAGAGTGCGACCATTAGCCATGCACCGTTCGGCGTTCTTCTGGATTCCGTCTCTAATACGCTCACTGTCTATTGCGCTTTCCCATTCTGCGAGAACTTCGAGCATTCCAAGCTGAAGAACTCCGCTCGAACCGCTCGCTATCTCTTCGCCCGCATAAAGTATTTCTACACCGGCCTTGCGCAACATGATTCGCGCCAATGCCATTTCATCGCGGTTGCGCATTATGCGAGTTACCTTGTAAATAACCACAAAATCAAATAGACCAAGCTTCGCATCTCTCATCATCCGTTGGAACTCTGCTCGATCTACGTTGCGCCCTGTCTGCGCATAGTCGCAGTATTCGCGCACGACCTGCAAGCCTTCACGCTCGCAGTATTCGCGCGAGTTCTCAACTTGTATCTCAATGCTTTCTGAGCGTTGGTTGTGCGAGCTGAACCGCGCGTATATGGCAGCTCGGTTCTTCACCATGCTAAAATCACCCCTTAGAGCGAGTGCGCTATTGCGCTTCGTTCTTTGCACTTGCCCTGCGCGCTGACCGCCAAGAAGCCGCGCAGGGTTTTCTATTTCCTTCCCTTTGACCCAAAGGCAAGCAAAGCGCCCAATATCGCAATTGGAACGCCGACAATTGCAGCGCCTAAAACAGCGATTACAAGCCCAACTAATGCGCAAGCGGAGCCGATTAACACCAGAGCTTTATTCGTATTCCGATGATCTGGCATGGCATGATTGCTTGTTGTTTGATTGCTCAGACTGTCTTTCTCATGCTCTGTTTGCTGCTGGTTTTCGTTCACTAACGGTGCGTTGTTTGCATTGACAGCATCAGCCAATGAAGCGGCATAGCCGCTGCAAACGATGCTTCTAAACTCTTCGTCGCCATACTCGAAATAGGAATCGCCGAACTCATCCTTTACGCGCTTCGGGCGGCGGCGCGGCTCACCAAAAAGAAAATCATCGAGAATCGAATTGAAGCAATGCGCTGTTGCTCTTACGTCGTTCAACGCGTCATGTGCTCCGAAGTCACGATATCCGTAGAAAGCCGCGCAATCTTCCAACTTGCACCATGACCATCCATCATGCGCGCCGTCCCATGCCCCGTGTATCTTCGCAAACTCCTTCATCACATCAAACGTCTGACGATCTGGTATATCCAAGCCTGAAGCTCGAAGAAAACCTAGGTCGAAATCGGCATTGTATGCGACGTATAGCTTGGCGCTCTTGAAAATCGGTTCAATTTCCGAACGCCTTTCTATAATCGTCTGCTTGTCCTTCACCATAGACGGAGATATTCCGTTTATGCTTTCTGCTTTAGGCCACTTTTTGCGCTCTGATGGCTTCAATAGGTCGCAAAACAGAACGTCACCGTCAAGATTCATGACAGCAAGGGACAGTATTTCATCGCGACGAGAACCGCCGATGTTCAAGCCGGTTGTCTCGGTATCAAAAACGATTACCTTCTTTGGGTCAATCGCTTGTAACCTCTCTTTTCTAGTCATTTCCGCCACCAATCTTTAGCGTATCCGTCAAGCCAAGGATGAAGTCAGCAGAGCAATTCAGGGTTTCGACAATTAGCCTTACTTCTTCGCCGTTGGGCGCGCGCTTCCCGCTTTCCCATCTAGAAATCGTCTGCTTATGAACGCCGACCGCTTCTGCGAGCTGATCTTGGTTGAAGCCATTAGCCTTGCGTGCGATGGCAATTCGAGCGCCAATGAGCTTTTTTGTTTCGGTGCTATCCATAGCAACCCCTATCAAACGTAACCGTCTCGGATAATTGTATACAAATTATTGTTGACACGCTAGACCATACGGCTTACTCTTTTGCTTGCCCCGAAATAAGCCGTATGGTTTATTTCATCTCTCTTTCGGATGATTGGAGGTGAACAATGAGCGAGAACTATAAGGCAGCGCGCGAGCTGAAAGGTCTTACGGCTCAGAAGGCCGCGACCCTTCTTGGCGTTTCTATCACGACGCTTAGCAATTGGGAGACGGGCAAGACTTCGCCGACAGCGCCCATGCTCATAGAGCTTTGCAAGCTCTATGAGTGTACCGCCGATGAGCTTTTGGGCATCGTCGCTCTTTCGAGCAACTAAAGCGGAGGTTTCGAAACGTGAAAACCGATAAGAAAACCGTTGGTTTTGGAGGTGGTATTACGAATGCCCAAATCGTGCGGCCTAAGCGCTGCGCAGCGCCAGTGGTGCAGATGCGCCGTTGCGAAAACGCGCGAATGGCTGCGAAGAAAGATGCCCGCCCGAAGCGGCAACTTCGAACGGGCGCGTCAAATTGCAGGCCGCAATTGACAGAAGATAGTATAGCGCGCATGCCGCGCTGGAAGCGCTGGGGGTTGTATGCGCTCGCGGCTCTCACCATGTCGGGAATCATCCCGGCGCTTGCATGCAACGCGCTTCTCTGGCTATGCGAAAGCGTGGGCTGGTGGCTTCTCGTTCCGCTCTACGTCGTGGTTGGGCGCGCTCTCTGGCGCGTGATGTGGTCATGAAGGCCGAAGTCTACCGCGACAACGCGGGCTTCTGGATGGCGCGCATAGAGGAAGACGCAAGCACGCCGGAAAACCGGGGCATCGGCAGGGTCTACCGCCGCCAGATGCTACCCGTAGCACCATCGGCGAGCAAGGCGGAAGCAGAAGCGGCCTTGCGGCGCGTCATGAGCCGCGAAGCGAGGTGCCCGCATGGACACCGATAACTACGCGCAGCCGCTCGAAGCCGTCATGCGCGAAGAGCGCCAGCAGCGCCCGCTGCCGCTGAAGGCGCGCGACCATATGGAGCTTTTCGAAGAGTGGGTGCGAATCAACCCGGACGCTATGCGCGAGATAGAGCTTACCGCGCTCGCTATCGACGCTCGCGGCATCCGCGTTTCGACTAAGTACCTCATCGAGAAGCAGCGCTACGAAGGCGGCGCGAAGCTCAATCCCGTGACGTTCTACGACGATCAGGGCAACCCGCACACATACGGCATCTGCAACACCATCACGCCGCTTCTGGCGCGTTGGCTGCTTGAACGTCACCCCGAAATGAACATCTGGACTAAGCACTCACTATTCGACGAAATGGAGGACAGTCATGAAGCGTAAGGAGATCACCGAGACTATCGCCAAGGTTGGCGCTGGCACCTTCGCCCTCAACGGCAGCATGTCGCTTATCAACCCCAAGACCGGCGAGGGCTTCGACGTTGATATGGGCGCGACGCTCGCAATCGTTCGCGGCACCCTCGCATGGGTTGACACCCTGCTTGAAGATGACGCGAAGCCAGAGCAGAGCACCGTTAAGCACATGCAAAAGCTGCTCACCTACGTTGGCAGCTCGATTGCCTACGACATTTCGAGCGATGAAGAGGAATAGCGCGCAGGAAGCCTTGCCGCTCGATTTCGGCGAACCGCCCATGCCGCAACCCGGAGCGTGCGAGTTCGAGGAATCGACCTACAAGACCAAATCGCGGTGCGTGTTCCGTGGGCACCTCGTGTTCACGAACTGCCGCGAAGTTGGGCACTGCGTATGGGACGGATGGCACCAGCAGGGCGCGCCAGACGTGATCTGCGACGAGGAAGACGGTTAGGAGGTGACTACATGCCTACACGGGAGGAAACGACCGCTGCGCAAGAGCCTATGGCCTTCTTCTCGCACGATTCCAACGCATCGCAAGATGTGAAGTGCCAACGGCTCATTCATCGCCGGGGCTATGACGGCTACGGGCGCTGGTGGCGGCTCTGCGAATATCTGGCGGCTACCAAGGGGCACCGTATCGCTTTCGAGACGGAGGAAGACGCGCTTATTCTCGCGGGCGTTCTGGGCTTCGGACAGTCTGGCGCGTTCGATGAGTACATGGCGATTGAAGATTGCAAATCCTTTGTCGAAGAGCTGTTGGATATAGGGCTGCTCGAACGCGATCCTGACGGCTTCTTGACGAACTTTCGGATGCTCAAAAACGCGCTCTATTTCGGTCGCCAACGCGCAAACGGTCGCAAGGGCGGAAGACCGCGAAAGAACCAAAAGAACAACGATTCAGCAGGTCAGGAGGTGTAAATACATGACTTGCAAACCCAATGCAAAACCGCTGGTTTTAGGTTGGCTAAACCCACTCGCAAATGGTCGCCTAACCATAAAACAAAACAATACAAAACAAGACAAGGTGGGTTTTGGTTCCTTGAACCAAAACCAAAACCCACCGTACTTGCTTGTTAGTCAACTCTACAAGCAAGGTTTCTTCTCTTGCTTCTTCTCTTTGCGGTCTTGTTTTGTGCGGCTCATTCGAGCGCCAGAAAAACGACTTTCCACAGGTTTTCAACAGAGTTTTCAACAATGGCACGAAATGGGGGTGACGGCATGATTGCGCCAACGACACGAGACGGCGCGCGCGAGCTGTTCGCAAGCAAGCTTTCCTATGAGCAGATCACGACGAACGACATTCGAGCGCTTGAAGGATTCCTTGCAATCGAGTATGCGCAACATGAGCGCAACGGCGAGCACATGGAAATGCACCCGTGCTATCGCAAGAAGTACCAGCCGCAAATCAACCTTGCCGATGGCGGTAGAGGAATCAGAAGCGCGTTTCTGCGCGTTAGCGGCTTCTACTTCTCAGGCCGTGAAGCTATCTCGTTCAACGAAGACGGATTCATAGGCATTGCGGGCTGGGCTGATGACACGAACGTTAAGCCATTTCTCAGAGCGTTTCACAAGTGGGTTTGCGAGTGGATGATTGGAGTTACCTACCGATGATTGAGACGAAGCACGCGAAGAGCCTTGGCGAGCTTTCGCGCGGTGATGCCGTGGAGCATCCCGACCACTACGCGGGCGACGGCCAGATTGAGTGCATGGACGCTATGCGCTCGATGATGAGTGGCGACCAGTACGCCTTGCCCGCCCAATCGGCCTACTGGTGGGGCTGTGCATTCAAATACCTTTGGCGCTGGCGGCGCAAGAACGGCGTTCAGGACTTGCAGAAGTGCAAGCAGTGCATCGACTACCTGATTGCCGAGACGGAAGGCAAGAAGTGAAACGCTACCAGATCGTACTTTGCGCCGTTGCCACCGCAGCTACCGTAGCCGCGTTCTGGTGCGTCTGCTACTGGGCTTATCAAGCGCTTCTGGCAATCGCGCTGTTTCTAGTGTTTCTCGCGCTTATAGCGCTCACGTTTTAGGAGGTTTCACATGCTGAAAGAAGATAGAGAGATCGAGCAGGGCGCATACGGATGCGCCGCAATCGTCCTGTTTTCCATTCTGGCGCTCGTTGTGAGCATCGCGGTTGGCGTGTTCTTCGGCGCTGGTTTCGGGCTTATCGCCTTTGCCGTGTTCGTCGTGTTCGCGCTCACCTGCGTTATGCGCGCGTTCATGAAGGTTGGCAAGTAGCATGGGCGGCAAGTACGAGGTTCGCGGCGCGATGAGCGGACTTTGCCCGTTCTGGGACGGTCAATTTACCAACTCGCTTGCTCATGCCCTGCTGCTTCTCATCCGATTTTCTCTGAAGTACCGAATCGTTGAGTTCAACATCAGGAAAGAGCCGTTGGATTGCGCGGACTGCCACGACGATAACTGCCCTTCGCGGATTCGTGAAAACTGCGAGTGGTCATGATGGGCGTTAAGGTCAAGCGCGGTGCAGATGGCGTTTTCGAGTGCCGTTTGTACCTTGGTCGCAGCATCGACGGCAAGGCGATTCGCCCCTATAAGCGGTTTCCGAATGCGGCAACCGAAGAGGAAGCGCAAGCCCTCGCCGAGACGTGGGCGGCTTACGTGACGGCTGACGGAACGGTTAGAAGCGCCCGCTTGACCGATTTGCTCGAAGACTACGTGCAACTGCGCGAGCGCAACGGCGCAAGCCCGAACAGCATTAAGAGCTATCGGCTGTTCTGCCGCTACGTAGCACGTTATCTGAAGACCGCAAACGCGCGCGATCTTGGCGTGATGGACTTCAACCGCTTTGAGCAACGCTTGCTCATGTCGAAGGACGAAGGCGGGCAAGGGCTTTGCCGCAATAGCGTTATCAACGTCCACAACTTCTTGCGCGGCGCTTATAACCACTTCGTAGACGCTGGAATCTGCGACGCTAACCCGCTGGTGTACGTCGCCAAACCATCGCCGGAACGGCACGAAGCTTCGGCGCTCACCGAATGGGACTTCGAGGGCTTCAACGAGAAGCTAGAGGGCGCGCTTAGCAAGGAGATAAAGACGAAGGCCGATTACCGCGCCGCCGTCTACGCCTTCGCTTCGTGGCTGTCGCTCGTTACCGGCATGCGCGTTGGCGAGGTCTGCGCGGTGCAGCGCATCGACGTTAAGCGCGCCCTGTCTTACGTCCATGTCGGCGGCAACGTCATTGAGGGCAAGGGCAAGAAGCCTTATCGCCGCAACGTCACCAAAGGCCGCAAGTGCCGCAACATCGCGCTCACGCAAGACGATATCGCGGTCATTGATGCCTTCACGAAGCTTCAGAGCGCCGTTCTGGGGCGTTTGGGCGCAGATTGCCCACTGGTGACGCTAGACGGCTCATATATGCGCCCAACGACGATTTCACGGGCTTTCAGCCGCATACGCGACGCATGCGGACTGCCGCGAGAGATCACGTTTCACAGCCTGCGGCACACGCACGCTTCGTGGCTCATCGCCAACGGCTGCGACCTGAAGACGCTATCGGAGCGCATGGGGCACGCGGACGAAGCAACGACGCTTCGAATCTACGGCCACCTGATGCCCGGACGAGACGCGGCGGCGGCTCAGCTCTTCAGCGAAGCGAAGCGCCGCGCGGCGGGTTAGGAGGTGTGCCAAATGTGAACCAAAACGCCGTTTTCGGGCATCGCGGCGACCGAGGACGAAACGCGAGATAAACCGCCGCTTTCGGCACGGGTTAAGACCGCCCGTGCCAGATAAGAAGTAATTATCAGGCAATCGTGAGAAAGGAGGGTGCCAGTGGAGCCGCAAACGTTCGATTTCAAGCCCGACACGCCGAAGCTGAGCAAGGAAATGCAAGCGACGTTGGCGAAGACCGAAGCCGCCCTAAAGCAGATGTGGGAACGCGAGAAGCGGGAAGCGCAAACGGTCTACGAGATCACGATTCCCGCCCAAACGCTGACCATCGTTGGCAAGGAGCACGCAGAGCACGTCTTGCGGACGTTGAAGGGCTTGAAGCTCACTGGCACCTACCGCATCACGAAGAAGTGAGGTGCGATGAAAACCATTGAGCTTAACGACGATGACTGGGCGCGGCTCAAACGCAAGCTGATGAACGGCAGCGTTGACGGTGCCCTGAAGGACTACACGCCGCCCGTCAAGCTGACGCACGGCAACGAGTACATCACCTATGAGAAAGAAGGCTACGAAGATGATTCCGAATCTGACAACTGAGCAGCGCCGCGCAAACCTCGAAAAGGCGAAGGCAGCACGCCAGCGCCGCGCCGCGATCTTGAAGGGCGTTGCCGACGGTTCTTACAGCGTGCCCGACGTGCTCAACATGGCTGGCACCGATGATGCCGTGGCGCGAATGAAGGTATTTACACTCATCAAGGCTGCACCGGGCTACGGATTCGCCCGAACTCAGCAGACCATGAAGCGGCTGCACATCGCCGAATCTCGGCGTATCAGGGGGCTTGGAGCAAACCAGCGCGCCGCGCTTGTGGAGGCGTTTTCATGATTGGATCAGTCTTCATGTACGTTCTGGCATTCGCAGCCCTGTTTGTCGGTCTATTCGTGGCGGAAGAAACAGACGTGATGCTTGGTTGCTTTGTGCTCGGAAACACTTTCGCCATTATTGCGCGGCTTGAAATGATTGAACGAAATATCAAGGAGGTTGCGAAGTGAGCCTAAACAAGATCACGCTTTCGGGCAATCTCGGCGCAGATGCAGAGCTGCGTTACACGAAGAGCGGAAGCCCCGTCGTTTCGTTCTCGCTGGCGGTCAATGAGCGCACGCCGAACGGAGACGGAACGTGGGGCGAATACACCAACTGGCCTGATTGCGTCATGTTCGGCAAGCGCGCCGAAGCGCTCGCGCCGTGGCTTCGCAAGGGAACCAAGATTTCGCTTCTCGGACGCATACACACTCGCAGCTACCAGAAGGACGGACAAAGCATCAAGCGCTGGGAAGTGCGCGTTGATGACGTGGAACTCATGCAATACAAGCGCGACGCGCAATCACCAGCGCAAGCGAACGCAGCCGCGCCCGGTCTTGCGATGGCTACCGGCGACCCATCGTCCGTTGCGCCAGTGCAACCGACAGCGCCAGACCTTTACGACGATGACTTACCGTTTTAGGAGGAAGAAGGATGCTCGGAATCAAGAAGAAGGGCGCAGAGATCAAGCAGCCCGTTTATGTCGTGCTCGTGCCGGAGGTCGCGGCATACGCCAGCGCCGCTTCGTTCCCGGTCGATTCGGCGGGTAAGCTCGTTTTCCTAAACGACACGGTGGAGCATGAGGGCGGCGAATTTCAAGTTGTCGCGATGAGCCACCGCAACAAGGTTGTTATCCGCCCGAAGGGTCAGACTTACGGCGGCAAGTGGGTTAAGGCTGGAAGCGTGCGCGTCACGCGTCATGTTCTGGGGGTGCGCTAATGATTGGCAGGAAGCTTCGCGCTAAGAAGGTCAATGAGGGAATCGAGATGCCGCGCTATGCGCATGAGGGCGATGCTGGGCTTGACCTTCGCATTACCGAGACTGTCACGCTCGAACCGATGCAGAAGTGCGTTGTCGGTTGCGGCCTTGCCGTCGAGATTCCGAGCGGTTGCGTGGGGCTGGTGTTCCCGCGCAGCGGCCTTGCGGCAAAGCAGGGAATCACGCTTTCGAACAGCGTTGGCGTTATCGACAGCGGCTATCGCGGCGAGGTGTGCGCGGCTCTCATCAACCAGAGCTACGAGACGGTTACGCTCGAAGCGGGAACGCGCGTCTGCCAGCTTGTCGTGATGCCTTACGTGCCTTGCGATCTTGTGCCGGTCGATGAGCTGAGCGACACCGAGCGCGGCGCGGGCGGCTTCGGAAGCACGGGCGTTGAGTAGGTGACGCAACGTTGAAGGCAAAGGAGTATTTCGAGGGCATCCGCGCCGAGGTGGTGAAGACCGACAAGGCGCGGGAAATGCTCGAACGCATGAAGGCGCGCGAGGGCGCGAAGGCTCAGAGCTACCAGACGGGCGGCAGTGGCGGAGACGTTAGCGACCCGATGGAATCCGTATCGCAGCGCATCGACTTCGAGGGCAAGCTTAGGCAGCGCATCGCCGATGCTGAGGGCACGCTAGACGAAGCGTGCGAAGTGCTCTACGGCTCGGACGGGCGCGGCGGCTTGGCTAGGATGAAGGGCGCGCACTACGCCGACGCAATCTGCATGTATTACTGCCAAGCCGAGACATGGGGCGAGATTGCGGAAATCATGCAGTGTTCGCAGAAGTGGTGCCGTAAGCTCTGCGAAGTTGGGTTTGAGTTTATCGACCGCGTAGGTTGGGCGCACATCAAGAACGCCTGAAAATTGGGTGTTCCCTTCAGTTCCCTACTTATGCTAAAGTTCGGTATGGTGGATTAGGTAGTAAGGCCACGGGCAATTGCGCTCGTGGCCTTTTTGTTTGGAGCGTTGGCAGAGTGGCTTATTGCGCACGGTTGCTAACCGTGTGGCGCACTGTCGCCCGTAGGTTCGAATCCTACACGCTCCGCCATATCTCAGGGGGTGCGCATGGCTAAGGACTTCTCGCGCGCCTTCTACGCATCCGCCGACTGGGAACGCGCCAGAGACGCGGCATTGACGCGTGATGCTCACCTATGCCAGCACTGCTTGCAGCAGGGAGAGATCACGCCCGCAGTCATGGTGCATCACATTATCGAGCTTACGCCAGCGAACATCAGCGACCCAAGCATTGCGACCGACCCAAGCAACCTTGTTAGCCTATGCGACCGATGCCATAAGAAGGTGCATGGTTGGATAAGGCAAGGTTCGACAAGGCAAGGGCTGGCCTTCGACAGCGACGGCAATTTGATATCACTTGGCGAGTGACACACAAACGCGACACAACACAGGGCGACCGCGAGAAAGCGGACGCAAAACCGCAGGTAAACCCGCGATACAATCCCCCCGGTCTGAAAAACGCAGGTGGTGCCTAGGGCACCAACGCCGGGAGATAATTTCTTGCGCGCGCCGGATTTTCGAAAGGGGGTGGTCTTGCGATGACGGCAAAAGTAGGCAATACTTCGAAAGTTTCGCCCGAAGTCGCGGGGAATAGCCCGCCGAAGCGGCGAGTTGCCAAGGAGAAGCGCGTAGAGAGCGAGCTTCGAAAGCTGCGCGAGATCACCAAGGGCGCTATCCCCGACGAGAAGCGAAAAACCGTCATGCCGCTTCTGGCGAACCTCGCTTTTCTGAAGGTCAAGCTTGACGATGCCCGCGCCGATCTGCTCTACGAAGATATCTTCACCGAGTACGACAACGGCGGCGGGCAATCCGGGCTGCGCGAGCACCCCGGATTCAGCGCATACAACAAGCTGTTCACCACGTTCTCACGCGGCGTGAAGCAGCTAACCGACATGATGCCGAACGGCACCGCCGCAGCCGACGCGCTCATTGACTTCATCAATGAAACGCGGTACGACTAGGGCTAACGCAAAGCCCGGTTCGTGCGAGCGCGCCATACGCGAGTATTTCGGCGGCATCCTGCGCGGCGATATCACCGCATGCGGCAAGATGAAGCAGGTTGCCGCTATCGTGCTTCAGGGCATGGACAACACAGACCCGCTATATCCGTATCACTATCGGGAGGAATACGCGCAGAAGCACGTTCGCTTCATCGAAAGCTTCTGCCGCCTTCCTTCCGGGCGCTTGGGGCACGATTTCAAGCTAGAGCCGTTCCAACGCGCCATTCTCTCGGTCGTCTTCGGCTTTGTTGATGCCGAGGGCGTGCGACAGTACCGCGAAGTGCTCTGGATTATGGGGCGCAAGAACGGGAAGACCGCGCTTGCGTCTGCGATTGAGCTTGACTTGCTCGTGAACGACGATGAGGGCGCGCCGGAGGTCTACAACGTGGCCACCGCGCGCGATCAGGCCGCTAAGGGCTTCAACAACGCGTGGCGCATGGTGCAGACAAGCCCTGCGCTCACAAAGCACATCCGCAAGCGCGTTGCAGACCTTTACTGCGATTTAAACATGGGGAGCATCCGCGCGCTGAGCGCCAACACCAACCATCTTGACGGTCTGGACATTTCCGGCGCTATCGTGGACGAGCTGGCCGCGATGAAGAACCGCGACCTATACGATCTGACGATGCAGGGCACGTCGGCGCGCCGCCAGCCGCTCGTGTTGGAGATAACGACGAACGGTTTCGTCCGAAACAGCATCTTCGATGCCCAATACGAGTACGCGACCAAATGGCTTGACGGCAAGGCGACCGGCGAGAAGGCAGAGCGCTTCATCGCGTTTATCTTCGAGCTTGACGAGCGCGAGGAATGGGAAGACGAAGGTGCTTGGATAAAGGCGAACCCCGGTCTTGGAACCATCAAATCGCTTTCGGCTCTTCGCCAGAACGTTTCCAAGGCTAAGGACGATGCGACATACCTTCCTACGCTGCTGGTTAAAGACTTCAACCTGATTGAAAACCAGTCGCAGGCTTGGTTGACGTGGGCTGAGATTCACAATGAATCGACATTCGACCCCGGAGACGGAACGTTTGGTTATGCAATTCTCGGCATTGACGCATCAGATACTACGGACTTGACGGCTGCATGTCTTCTTATGCAGCGGCCAAACGACGAAAACTTGTACGCAATGCACATGGTATGGATTCCGCAGCGCGCTTTAGACCAAGCGGAACGAGAAGGAAGGCGCGGAGGGCGCGACGGTGTGCCTTATGACGCATGGATAGCGCGCGGACTGATGAGGGTTTGCACAACACCCGTCATTGATAAGAGGGACATTCTGGAATGGGTGTCAGAAGTTCAAGACAAGTTCGGTATTTATGCAGTGTTCTGCGGGTTTGACCCGTGGGGCATGAAAGACCCACCGATTCGTGGCGCGTATGAAGACTATTTCGGAAGCGACAACCTTCTAGAGGTTCGGCAAGGCGCTATGACGCTATCAATGCCAATGAAAGAGCTTCGGGCTTTATACAAGGAAAACAGGGTTGTTGACAATTCGAACCCTATTGCCGAGTGGTGCCGATCTAACGTTGCCGTCAGAACGGACGTTAACGGAAACATTCAGCCGGACAAGAAGAACCAAGACCCGCGCAACCGCATAGACGCGTGGGCTGCTGAGTGTGACGCATTTATCACGTTGAAGCATTTTGCGGACGATTACCGCGCGATGATAGGAGGTTAGAGTTGAGCAGATCACAACCGTTTCTGCGCTCGCTCTTCGATGCGGTGTTCCACCGTCCGCAGATGCAAGCGGTAAACGGCTATTTCTCCACGTTCACGGCCTATGCGCCGTCGTTCACGACGTGGCAGGGCGGACTTTACGAAGCAGAGCTTACGCGAAGCATCATCGAGAGCGGCGCAGACCACGCAAGCAAGCTTAAACCGGAGGTTTCCGGCTCTGCTCAGCCTGTCGCCGCGCGCGCTCTCAGGCAGCAGCCTAACCCGTGGATGACCACCCCGCAGTTCATCAAGCGCATTTGGACGATTCTTCAGGTCAACGACACGGCGCTTATCGTGCCTATCGACGCTGGCGACGGTATTACGATCACCGGGTACTATCCCGTGCTGCCGAGCCAGTGCGAAGCATACGACGTTGACGGCGAGCTTTGGCTAAAGCTCACATTCCCGACAGGCGACAGCGTGCTTGTCGAGTGGTCGCGCGTAGGAGTGATGACGCGCCACCAGTACCAAAGCGATTTGTTCGGCGACGGCACGAACGTTCTTCAGCCGACGTTGGAGCTGATGCACGCGCAGAACGAAGCCGAGCAGTCGGCTATCAATCAGGGCGCGGCGGTGCGGTTCATCGGCAAGCTCAGCCAGAACCGCAACGAGGGCGACCAAGAGAAGGCGCGCAAGGCGTTCAACGCTCAGCTTTCCGCAGACAACGCGGGCGGCATCGCCGTATATGACAAGCTGTTTTCAGACGTGAAGCAGATAACGCCGAACAGTTACACGGTCGATGCGGCGCAGATGGAGCGAATCGAGAAGAGCGCTTACCGCTTCTTCGGCTCCAATGAGGATATCGTCACGAACTGCGCGGACGAAGACACCTTCAACAGCTACTACGAAGGACGCATCGAGCCGTTCGCTGTTCAGCTCGGCTTCGTTATCACCTCCATGACGTACACGGCGAACGAGATAGCGCACGGAAACTCAATCATGTTCAGCGCGAACCGACTAGAGTTCGCCAGCAACACGACGAAGCTTAACGTCTCGGTCGCGCTCTTCGACCGTGGCATCTGGAACGGCAATCAGGTCGCCGATGTTTTCCAATCGCCGCACTACGACGGCGGCGAGCGCCACGTCATACGCGGCGAGTACATCGACCTTGCGCTCATCAGCGAGCACACGGCGGAACAGGCGGCGCAAGCCGCGCAGACGAACGCGAACATAGCCGCTATCGACGCGAGCAGCGGCGTTGGAACCAGCAAGGAGGTAGACGATGCCAGCGAAACCGAGTGAGCGGCAATACCGTTCCCTTGCCGTGCCGCTCAACGTGCGGACGGCTGACGGAAGCGCGAACAAGCGCTTTGACACCGATTACTACGTCGAGGGCTACGCATCGACATTTAACGACCCATACGTGCTTTTCACCGACTGGGACGGCAACGAGTATCGCGAGATCATCGACCCCGGCGCTTTCGACGGCGCGGACATGAGCGACGTTATCATGCAGTACGACCATGCGGGCAAGGTGCTTGCGCGCATGAGCAACAACACGCTCATTGTCGAGCCTGACAAGCACGGGCTATTCATCGCGGCAGACCTTAGCGGCTCTCAGGCCGCGCGCGACCTTTACGAAGAGATTACTAACGGCCTTATCACGCGCATGTCGTGGGCTTTCAGCGTTGGCGCTGACGAATACGACCGGGACACGCACACCACGACCATTACGCGCGTCAAAAAGGTTTTCGATGTGTCGGCGGTGAGCCTTCCGGCTGACCCCAATACGGAGATTTCAGCAAGAAACCTGCTCAACGGAGTGATTGAGCAGTCGCGCAAGGAGCTTGCGCGCCGTAAGAGCGCCCTTGCAATCGCTAGGGCAACACTGGCAATCGCCAAGAGCAGAAAGGTTTAGGACAATGGACGAACTGACTATGGATGACCTGCTTAACGAGCTTCAGGGGCTTGTTGACAAGTACAAGGCCGATGACGGCACCGATGCTGATCCGAGCGAGCAGGACGCGGAGCGCATGAGCGCGCTTACCGCCGAGATCGAGAAGC